GTCTTGACCCATCCATGGGAACAGGCGGAGACAATGCAGCTATTCAGGTTTGGGAATTACCAACACTGAGACAAGTTGCTGAATGGCAACATAACAAAACCCGCATTGAAGACCAAGTTGCACTGTTAAGATCTATTGGTAAATATATCCAGTCGAAGGGCGACCCAGAAATATACTGGTCGGTAGAAAACAATACTCTAGGCGAAGCAGCCCTAGTAGTTATACGTGATACTGGCGAAGATCATTTCGCAGGATCGATGTTGCATGACCCAGATACACGAGGCGCACGCCGACGTAAAGGGTATACAACCACGCCACGTGCCAAACAAGAAGCTTGTGCTACATTAAAACGGTTGACTGAAAACGGTCAATTAGAGATAAAGTCAAAGGCACTTATTAGCGAACTGAAGACTTTTATCTATCGTGGTGGTACTTATGCAGCCAGAAACGGTACAACCGATGACCTGGTAATGGCACTGATACTGGTTCTGCGCATGGCAGACTTTATTGCTAAGTGGGAAGATACAACCAGTGCTGCACTGTCGAGTAACTTAGCGTTCGACGAAGAAGAAGATGACGATTCGCCTATGCCACTGGCGTTCATATAAGGATAACTAATGGTTAAGTTTGAACGATTAGCAGAAAAGATTTTTGGTGTACTTAGAAGCGTAAGCGACGAAGTAAAAATCTACACTGAAGACGGAGATATCACAGTTGATCCTCAACTGGGTACTCGCTTCTATGTGCCTGAGCCAGGCATGATGGTTACCATTGACACCGACAACAACGAAATTGAGCTAAGTATAAACAAAGAAGAGTCATTTGAAGCAACTGAAAAGATGCAGCGCAGACTCAAAAACTTGGCAAACGAATTTTTAATTAATTATACAGTTAAGAACTATGGGAAGAGTATTCAACCGCGAGACTTCTCCTATAAAGCAAAAATAAATAGGATGAGAAAAATGGCTGATCAAAATGTATCCGAATCTATGTCACGTATGTACGGTTCGAAGAAGACCAGTTACCAACAGGTCGAAAGCGTGAAACTTTTAGTAAAGCATAAAACAGCGGTCGACGAAGACGTCCGTGGTTCGCGTGCAAGAAATATTAAAGATATCTTTATCGAAATGGCAGGCGAAAGATTCAGATTCCCGCATAACCACTTAGGTGGTGCTCGAGCAATGGCTCGACACATGAGTTACGGTGGCGCAATGGACGATCAGGTAGGTAATTATATTACTGAAAACACTGAGCGCATGTTGAAACTGAAAGAGTTTGTTCGCTATGCAAAAACAAACAACCTTATCAACGAGAGCACACAACAAGTTCTAGAAACAATCAATGAAAATCTTTCCACTATTCGTAACGACATTGCTCGTTTGTCTGGTGCGAAGACTTATCATGTAATTGCAGAACGTATTAAAGAAACTGAGCCACTAGAGCTTAGTGAAGATCAATTTGGATTTTCCGAAGACGATCTTAAAGATATGTTCACTGTAAAACGTTTCAACGAAGAATTTGAATCTGTATTACCAACAGTTAACAAAATGGTAGCCGAGAAGGAGCATTATCTCCGTCGTGTTGAAGAAAGCGCACAATCGTCAATTTTGTTAGACGGAGAGCTTGACTTAACAGAAGAGAAAATGCTACACTTTGAATCTAGTGAAGCACGCTTAGGATATCGCCTTAGCGCAATCGCTTCTCTTATTTCAGAAAACGAAACTCTTGCTAACTATGTTTCAAAAGTTTCTAAGCGTATGCAAGAAGGTCAAGAAATCAATGCCTTTGAGCGTAACGTGATAAGTAATGTACTAGAGAATCTTACTGTTAAAACTGAACAACCAGTTTCAGCAGATCTTAAAGAATCAACCGAATTTGAACTGGCACTGGAGAAATACACAAGAGTATAAACTGGTTGACAGTACGAATACGTTCAAGTATAATGCTTGAACACTGATGAAGGGCTAGGTAAACTAGCCCTTACACACAACGAAAGCTGGAAAAGCATAACGCGACTTAGTACGGCTAACAGAACAAATGGACAGCGTTTAGGATTATTAAAAGGAATTATACAATATGTCAAAATTAGATGAAATCCGCAAAAAGCTTCAGGCGGCGGATGCCCGCAAACAACCTTCAACCTCTTCAGGTGAAACCTTTCCATTCTGGAACTTAGATAACGATACCTCAGCAAAAATTCGATTCCTGCCAGACGGCAACGAAGAAAACACATTCTTCTGGGTCGAAAAGCAAGTTATCAAACTTCGTTTTCCTGGCATCAAAGGCGATGACGAAAATAAAGAAGTAATTATCCAGGTACCGTGTATGGAAATGTACGGCGAATCTTGCCCAGTACTTGCAGAAGTACGTCCGTGGTGGAACGACGACACATTGAAGAGTACAGCTTCGCAATACTGGAAAAAGCGTAGCTACATGTTTCAGGGCTTTGTCCAAGACAGCGACTTCCAAGAAAAGGATCTCCCAGAGAATCCAATTCGCAAGTTCGTTATTGGGCCACAAATCTTTACACTTATTAAGAGCTCACTGCTAGACCCGGATCTGGAAGCATTGCCAACAGATTATTACAACGGTCTGGACTTTACTATCACTAAAACCCAGAAAGGACAGTACGCTGATTACAGCACGTCTAAATGGGCACGACGTGAAACTGCTCTTACAGACGAACAACTGGATGCAGTCAAAGAATACGGTCTTAAAGACCTAAGCGATTGGTTACCTGAAAAGCCATCAGCTGAAGCACTTGGCGCCATCTACGAAATGTTCGAAGCATCAGTGAACGGCGAACTTTACGACCCTGCACGTTGGGCAAAATACTACCGCCCGTGGGGATTTGAATACTCAGGTCCAACGCATTCGTCAAAGCCAGCTGACAGCAGCCCACGTACCGAAAGCAAACCTGAATCTGCTCCAGCGGAAAGCAAGCAAGACGACGATGACGGCAAGCCGCCATTCAACGCTGACCCGCAGCCAGAAACCAAGCAAGAACAGCCAGTAACATCAGGCGGTTCATCAAACGCAGACGACATTCTGGCAAAAATCCGCAACAGACGATAAAATAAACAAGCCCGGGCACTAGCTCGGGCTATTTCGAATAATGGAGTATTCGTATGACTAAACATTTCGACCCTTCGAAATTTCGTAAGAATATTACGAAATCGATTACTGGTCTGCATACCGGCTTTAACGACCCGAGTACTTGGATCAGTACAGGTAACCATTGCTTGAACTATATGATCTCAGGCGACTTTCACCGTGGTGTTCCGCTTGGTAAAGTAACTGTGTTTGCTGGCGAGTCTGGTTCGGGTAAAAGCTATATTTGCTCGGGTAACCTAGCACGTAATGCACAAGAACAAGGTATCTTTGTTGTGCTTATCGATACCGAGAATGCACTAGACGAAGATTGGCTACAAGCAATCGGCGTTGACACATCAGAAGATAAGCTGCTGAAAATCGGTGCTGCAATGATCGACGATGTAGGTAAAACAATTTCTGAGTTCATGAAAGCCTACAAAGCCGATTACGACGAAACAATGGAAGACGCTCCTAAAGTGTTATTCATTATTGACTCGCTGGGTATGTTGCTTACACCAACTGATGTTAATCAGTTCGAAAGCGGCGACATGAAAGGCGACATGGGACGTAAAGCAAAAGCACTTACAGCACTGGTACGTAATACAGTTAACTTGATTGCACCGTACGATGTAGGATTAGTAGCAACTAACCACACATACGCTTCGCAAGATATGTTCGACCCTGACGACAAAGTGTCGGGTGGACAAGGCTTTATCTATGCATCATCAATTGTTGTTGCAATGAAGAAGAAAAAGCTAAAAGAAGACGAACACGGCAAAAAAGTAACTGATGTACGCGGTATCAAAGCTTCGTGTAAAATTATGAAATCGAGATATGCTAAACCTTTTGAAAAGGTTGATGTATACATTCCATATGAACACGGCATGGACCCTTACTCAGGACTGTTTGATCTGTTCGAAGGATCGGGCATTTTGCAAAAACAAGGTAACCGCTATCGTTACGTTTCGAAAGAAACCGGCGAAGAGTTTATTGAGTTCCGCAAAAACATGGGCCCGGAGTTCTTTGACCGCATCATGGCTGAATTTGACTACAACGATCTTGAGATCGACGTAGAAGATGCAGAAGTAGACGGACAAGAGCAAGAATAAGATGTGCGCCTTCGGGCGCATACTTTTAGGAGGTTTTACATGAGTGAAGAAGCTTTAATTGATCTTTGGTCAAGAATGAAGCCATTTATTAGCAAAGGCGATATGCTTAATGCCGCAGATATGTTTGTTTCGTCACTTGACGAACATGGTCTAATCGACGTAAACGAACATGTTGTACTTTCAATTGGCGATCCTGTCCTGAAGGATGCGTTAGTCTCTTACTACGACCTTGAATTCGACGAGGATGATGAGGACGGATATGAGTAACATTGAAACAGTAACTGGACGATTACTTGATGCAATTGACGCAAAAGACGTTAAAGCAGCAAGGGCAATTGTCGATGACGAACTCGCAGTCATGGTTATCGACGATCGCGATACAATCAACTGGATTGCTCAACCTGTAAATTTAACTAAGTTGCATAACTCGTTAATGGACAATCTGGGTATCCCACGTAAAATGCTGATGCTTAGAAATCGTGTGCCGAGCACACACCGACGTTCTATAATGTTTGTGAAAGCAATTTCAAATGCATTGAAGAGATTAGACACCGAATGAGTACATGGTACAGAAAAGTTTGTAAAGACTTGGGCAATTTGCCCGAATGCATTGATTACTTCGAGGACGAATACCTTAATGCAAAACAGGAATTAACATTGCGTGGTAAATCTCTTGAACGCCACGGATCGGAATTGCCTGGTATTGTCGAACACAGATATGGTCAGCTTCAAGAACTTGAGGCCATCTTAGAACATCTCAATATCGAAATGAGAAAGAAAAAGACTGCCGTTTTTCGTAAGTACCTTGAGCATTATAACAAAGCACTCAGTTCAAGAGACGCAGATAAGTTTGCCGAAGGCGATGTTGAAGTTGTAGACATGGCGTTATTAGTAAACGAGTTTTCGTTAGTAAGAAACAAGTTCCTTGGTATACTTAAAGGAATTGACCAGAAAGGCTGGATGATCGGGCATATTACCAAGCTCAGAGCAGCCGGCTTAGACGATGCAGCAGTTGACTAAAGACTTCTAGTTTGCTATACTGCCTGTATTGTAAACAGTACGGGCAGCACACACATGACACACCCAACAGAAAAAGAAAGACTTGTTGAAAAATGGTTCGACAAGATAGAGGTTGCTACCAATAAGATAAAAGCAGAACTTCGGCCGCAAGGGTTTAAAGAGCTTTATGCTATTAGAGGCGGAGACCGTTCGCACTCCTTGTTTTCGAGAGACGATCTTAAAGATGTAATAGTACTGCTAGTTACATACAACCAAGGTGTTTACAATGTTGAGCTAAAGTCGTTTGATCCGAACATGGTACGCTCACTCAACAAGCACTTACGGCCTGTTAGACGTATCGAGAAGAAAATAGAAGAGCTCAAAGCATACGAACTTCTCGGAGGCGAACATGCATAGCCAGAGTAATCTTACAGCAGCTGAAAATCGGTTAAACAGTCAAAGTCGTGATGTAGTAACAAGTATTCAAGATAAGTTGCACAAGCTTGGATACCGCAGCACTGTAAGATCCGCAGGCGGTTATCACAGTACACGAACATTCGAGTCAAGAGACGGACTTGAACTGGCACTAGTGATTAACCATTATAATTTCGACAAGCGGTTGTATGGTGTTCAAGTTAAGGTGACTGACCAGTCGATAAAGGAACACTTTAACCGTGATTTAGAGTTCCTGCAACCATATATCGACGAGTATTTAGAAGCACTGAACGCACATTTAGTATATAAAGAATTGCTGGGCAATCATGAGTGAAAGATGGAACCGATACGTAATAGATGCAGAGTCTGAAGTTACTCAGTATCTCGACGGACTCGGGTTTAAAGAATCACTAAGATTGAACTCAACGGTAGTAAACTCAGTACAATTCACAAATCAGGATTTATCCGATGTGGTTATTTTGCTTATATGGAATAATCAAAGATCGGGTAACTGTGGCGTCGAAGTAAAGTCAACTGATAGTCATGTACATGAACGGTGCGACACGTTAGTTAAAAACGCCAAAGTAAGAGCTGTTAAACAGTCGATGTCTGAACGCAAAATGTATAAAATGCTCGAAGATTAAAACCGGTAGCGTTATAGAATAGATTATGTTATAATGTGCAGGAAGCACAAAAAGGACTTTTATGGCAAAGGAATGCATATTAGAAGTCCGTGACGAAGTGAATGTACGCTTCCACGGACTTGACGTAGCTACACGCAGGAAGCTCGTTGACAAACTTAAATTTTTTATCCCGCATGCTCGACATACACCGGCGTATCGTTTGGGCCGTTGGGACGGTACTGTATCGTTTTGCGATATCGGCGGCCGCTCCTATATCAACTTAATTACAGATCTGATAC